GAACAGAACCATGCTGCTGGAGAACTCGTCGTCAGGGTCGGAGACCCTGTACAGCACGAATCGGTCCTCCGAGACACGGTCTCCGACCGTGATGGGACCATATGCTCTGCCCATAGGGCAGCTCCTTTCGTTCGTCGGCTCCAGGTTGAGCCGCCATGACCTCCCCCAGAGGGGGAGACCAGAGCGGTTCAGCTCCAGCGTTTCTGCAGCTTCGCTGCACGGGCAATCAGCAGCCCCAGCTTGACTTCGTCAAGCCAGCCGTACACGTCGTCACCTCCGGTGACGAGGCCGGTGATGTTGACGTTGTCGTCGTCCCAGACCATGGCCTCGTAGAGGCCCTTCTCGGAGCCGTAGCCGTCCGTGATGATGCTCACGTGCAGCCCGTTCGGCAGGTCCATTCGGACCTGATTTCCCCTGGCCATGATGGCCTCCTCTCTGAGCCTACGGCTCAGTAGTCGTTGAGTCCCAGGTAGTCCTCGTAAGAGGACTGCTCGTCGAGAGCCGCCTCGAATCGCAGCTCTGCTGCGGTCATGTAGGGCTCCCGCTCCTCGACTTCGTCGAAGCGGTGCAGCTCGTTCCTCTCCTCTGGAGAGAGGTCGGCCTCGTAGGCCTCACGGTCCGCCTCTGCCTCGAACTCTGCGAGTTCCAGGTCGGCGTCTTGGAAGCCCGTAGGGGCTTCGTCGTCCCATCCAAGGCTCATTCTGAGCCTCCTTTCGGTCGAGTAATGCCAGCCCCTCCCCCAGAGGGGGAGAGACTCGCACGGCTCAGAGACGGAAGTCTCTGGCGAAGCTCCAGTCGTCCATGGGGCCTTCGGCCCCAAGGTAGCAGCGTTCGCAGAGCCCGTCGAAGAGCTGGTCGGGGTCGAAGACCCCGCGGCACTCCTCGCACTCTGCTCCCAGCTCAGCCTTCGGCTGAGGCAGGATGCTGCTGGCTGCGGCTGGGCCGTCTTCCAGACGGCGTCGGAACGTGCTGCCCATTCCGCTCTTCGGCATCAGAACTCCTTCCAGGAGTTGGCACGGAAGACCTGGCACGGGCAGTCCCAGGCCTCGCAGTCTCCGACTGCGGTGTGGCTCTCATGACCACACTCACAGAGTGTGGCGACGGTCGTGTCCATCTTGACTCCTTCCTGGCCCTTCGGGCCAATCGGACAGTGGAACCACGACCTCCCCCAGAGGGGGAGACCGAAGTTCAGCTGTCAGCTGAACTCAGACGGGTCTACGGGCTCCTCCATGGGCCCCTCTCCGTCGATGCCGAAGATGCCATCCTGGCATCCCTGGCACATCCCGCTGATTCGGTACTCCCGAAGGGAGCCCTCGTCCCGGAACTCGTGGACCTCTGCAGAGCAGAGGGGGCAGTACCCTCGGAGGACCAGCAGCGGAGCTGCCTTGTCCAGAAGCCCTACGGGCTTCGAGGCGAGGTCGTTCGCCACTTCGTGGCGGTCCTGCTGGGTGATGGGCAGCATAGCTGCCTCCTTCCTGGCCCTACGGGCCATCGGTGAATGGTGCCATCCCAGCCCCCAGAGGGGGCTGGAGAGCATCACTCCGTGATGTCAGCGGTGAGCCGGAGCTTCGCTCCGAGTGAGTTGGCCACTGCCACGAAGTGGCAGGCCAGGTCCACGGCTGCTCGTTGGTTCACGTAGCCCATAGGGCTCTCGTCCCGACCATCTTCCGAGAGACTGACCACGTAGTGGTCATCGGCGACGTTGGACCGGAAGCTCATGATGCTGGGAACGTAGTTCCCAGAGCCACGCTTGAACGGTCCCTCTGGGACCGCAGGGTCCGGCTCTAGAGCCGTGATGCGAATCTTGCCGTCGGACACAGTACCTCCTTCGGAGGTAAGAGGCTCCACGTTGAGCCGCCATCGCTGCCCCCAGAGGGGGCAGAGGAGCGGTTCAGCTGAGCTTCGCTCAGTACTGGTAGACCCGGAGGACGAAGTCCTCCTCGTCGAGCTGCTGACCACTGTCGGAGACAGTGTAGAGCGTGGCCCGCTGGCCCTTCGGGCCAGTGAAGTACAGCTCGATGCCGTCGTCGGAATCGTAGCCGACCTGGACGTCGAAGACGTCCCCCGAGGGCAGCGTGATGTACACCGGGGTGTCGGCATCTTCGATGCCTTCGACGGTGTCCCAGCTGAGGTCCCGAAGGGACCTACGGTCGAGGTTCCAGCTCCGCTGGTCGACCCACTTGGCCTTGGACATTGCTGCCTCCTTTCCCCCTTTGGGGGAACTAGGTGAGTGGTGCCTGGACCGAAGGTCCAGGGAAGCGGCGACCAGCGCCGCAACCCAAGCCCTTCGGGCTTTAGCTGACGGTGACGGCTCCGCCGTTCACGCTGCGGAGAGCCTCGGAGAGGCTGACCTTGGCCTGGCGGGGCTTCGCCCCGTAGAAGGCCCGGCGTGCAGTCTTCGACTGCAAGTAGCGGACCGACCGAAGCGCCGAGTCCAGGGTAGCGAAGCTACCCACCAGGCGGTGGCTCCGAAGGAGCGTCACTTCCCAGGTTCCCTGAACGAAGTTCAGGCGGCACTCTCCGGCTCCATGACCCTCGTAGAGGGTGTCTTGGCCACCGCTACTCCACGTGGCCTTCTCCGAAGGCTGTGTGGTAGCGTCGGGGAGCCGAATCCCCAGCTTCGCTGCCTGGCGGCGGTTCTGGCTGCTGTGCTGCATAGAAGCCACTTCCTTTCGTCAAGGCGGTGTGCGGTGCGGCGTTCCGAGCCGCTTCGGTGTTGCCCCATCATCATCGGCTTGGCATTCGGCGAACTCAATAGGCCGAAAGTCTACGCTTTCCTGCACGGGGCAGAGCCCGGCGCGCGAAAGCCCTGCGTCATGTACGCGGGTCATGACGCGCGCCTTACGACCCACTGACCGAATGGCCTAGCCCGTCCTTCGGACGGCCTGCGCATCATGTGTCTTAGCCTTGAACAAGGCTAAGCGTGCGCGCCTCATGAGGCAGCCCGGCTCAGCCCAGCCCCAACCTCGGCTTAGCAGTGTACACACTGCTAAGCTCCTGCGTGAGAGTGGTGCTGCCCATTGCCGTGGCTTCACCACTACGGTACTACGTACCTTGTGGTGCTCATGGTCGCCATGCTGAGCACACTGAGCCCGTAGGGCTCACCCTTGAGTCATTCCCCATGGAGCCCTAGTGAGCTACGCTCACTACCACACGCACAGGCTAGGCGAGGAATCGCAGCAAAGCTGCGAACGGCCAGTGGAATGTGCAGCACGGGTTATCAGGACCATATGCGCCCCCCGCCCGCGCGCCCCCGCGCGCTATATGACCTACGCAGACCCAGATTTGGGATTTGGGATTTGGCGGAAGTGAGCTTTTTCACAAGTGCACAAAGTGCCACGTGGAGGCCTTCCCACCTGCGGTTTTGATTTTTGGGTTGCATCCCTGCGCTACTAGTAGAGGGGTGTGGGAGGGAGGTAAGGAGGGTGGGCAGCGAGTTGGGGAATCGGCTTCGCCTCTTCCCTTCTGCTGCCCATTGCAGTTGCCCTTCTCAAAGACGAAGTCAGGACGAAGTCGGCTTCTTGCGCGAACCCGGCGCGGAACCCGGCACGAAGGGGCAGGTTCATGTCACAGCAGCCATCACCCATCGCGAAGGACCCAGCAGAGCTGGGCCGCCGCGGGGGCATCCGCTCCGGCGAGGTGCGCCGCGCGAAGGCACAGCTGCGCGAGGAGGTCCGGGCGGAGGTCCGGGCGTTGGAGCGCTTCGCGCTCGCGGCCGACGACATCGCCCAGGAGCTGCTCGATGCCGCGCTTGCCAGGGGCAAGTGGGCGCAGGGTACGCAGGGTGCGCTGCTGGACCCGAAGGAGCGAATCGCCATCTTGAAGACGTGTCTGGAATACGCGGTAGGCAAGGCACGGCCTATGGCCGTGGCTGCCGAGTCACCGCCTGAGCAGGCGGAGGAGAAGGGCCTGAGCTTCGGTGTACGTACACCCGAGACAGAGTTGCCCGATACTGCTGAGGCAATGGGCACTCCCGAGTGAAGACCCTAGACCTGAACGCTGGAGCCCAGCTCGCGTTCTTCAACGATGAGTCGCGGGCGACCGCGTTCATCGGCGGCCTGGGGTCCGGCAAGACCTTCGCCGACATCGCGAAGGGGCTCAAGTACGCCGCCCAGCCCAAGCAGGGGTTCTACGGACCCCGCGGCTGCCTGGCGGCCATCAACTACCCAGTCCTCAAGGACGTCGTGCTGCCTCAGTTCATGGAGATGGTGGACGGCACCGGCATGCTGCTCGACTACGTCAAGTCCGAGAAGAAGGCGCTGCTGGTCCCGTTCAACGAGCACGGCGAGCCGGACCGTACGCTGGTCAAGAAGAACGGTCTCGGCGCGAGCGAAGTCCTATTCCGCTCCCTCGACCAGCCCAACTGGATGCGAGGCCTTGAGCTGAGCTGGTTCGGCATCGACGAGGGCCGCCACTTGAGTGGCGAGGCCTGGGACGTCCTGTACGGGCGTCTCCGCCAGCAGGGCTACAAGCACGGCGGGTGGGTCTGCTCGACGCCCAACGGCTACGACTGGATGTGGACCAAGTTCCACCCGGACTCGAAGCGAGCCATCAAGGGCGCCAAGTGGTACGGCGCCCCCACGTTCGACAACCGCGACCACCTGCCAGCTGAGTACATCGACTCGCTGGTCGCCACGTACGAGGGGCGCTTCCTCCGCCAGGAGGTCTACGGCGAGTTCGTGGGCGTGGTGGACGGGGCCGTGTTCTTCGGCTGGGACCACGCGCGGCACACGCAGCGGGTGGACTTCGATGGAGACCTGGACCTGTACTCGTTCTGGGACTTCGGCATGGGGGACTTGGGTGTCGTCATCTACGCGCAGGTCGAGTGGATTCAGTCACCCCGGGTTGCCAGCGAGCTGGTGCCCTCGGTGCGATGTCTGGACGTACTCGAAGCAACGGACCGCACCTCCGCGGAATGGGCACGTGTGCACATTGACCACTGCAACCGACGCTACGGGCGCCTCCCTCGCCTCAACATTGGCGACCCTGCGGGAATGCAGCGAAACGTCTCTACGGGCACTTCGTACATCGAGGACGCCAACGCGGCCGGGGTTGTCATCACGCCCGCGCAGAAGCGCCCCATCGACCACGGCATCCGCATCCTGAACAACCTACTGGAGGCGGACGAGCCGGTCCGGTTCGTCGTAGACGAGGACCGCTGCGAGCGCCTCGCGCAGGCGATGGCCTCACACAAGTGGCCCATCGACTCCAACGGCGTGCGCACCGGGGTGAACCCCGTGCACGACTGGACCTCGCACTTCGCCGACGCCTTGCGCTACGGCATGACCATGCTGGTAGGCTACGGCGCGCGGAAGAACCCCGGGTACGCGGACGAGATGAAGACGTCCGAGGACCGCAGTTCGTGGGGGTACATCAACAAGGAACTGGATAGGCTCGAAGGCCAGGAGGCGTTCGGGTGGCTAGGGCAAGAGCGGGAGCACAATGCCCGCATCGACTGGACACCGGGTAGACTAGGCCCGAGGAGCAGGTAATGGCTGACACTGGCGAGAAGCAGGCTTCACAGGCGACCTCTGGGCTTGCCTACCCCAAGTACCGCTCCGATGAGGAGAAGGCGAAAATCTACGGCAACCGCATCTACCAGTCCGACCAGCAGATGGACGACTGGCACGGCCTGGCGGACGACTGGTACCACCGCTACGAGAACGCCCCGCGGCGGAGCCAGGTGACGCCGAAGGGCCACCGTGTGAACGTGTCCACGGGGGTCGCCACCATCGACACCCTCTACTCCAGCATGACCGCAGTGGACGTTGACGTCATCCTCAAGAACGGGGGTGGCGCTACGCGCATGCAGGCAGAGCTGGCCACGGCCGCTCTCTCCAAGGAGTGGGAGCTGCTGAATGTGCAGGGGAGCACCAACGACGCCTGCAAGGATGCCCTCATCGTGGGCATCGGCTTCGCCAAGGTCGCGTACGAGTACGTGTCGCAGGAGGAGAAGCAGCCGCGCTCCCGCGAGGCAGTGTCGGCCGACATCACCACGCTGCTCAAGCAGGCGAACGACGCGCGTGACGCGGGCGTGCCGGGCGAGATGCCCACGCCCGACGACATCGCGAACATGGTCGAGCTGGAGGAGCTGGTCGAGAAGGTGCTGCGCGACCGCATCGTGGTCGACTACGTACCGTGGGCAGACATGCGGTGGAGCCCCGGCGCCAAGCGCTGGGAGGACGTGACCTGGTGGGCGCAGAAGTCGAGAGTCTCCGTCAAGGAGGTCCGCGCCAACCCGACGTTCCGCGCGTACGTGAAGCGCACCAAGGGTGGCCTCAAGCGCCTCGACGAGTTGAAGGGCACGTCGGCCATGGTCGGGGACTTGCTGCCTGGCGGCAAGCCCACCGACGACGACATGTTCTACGACATCATCGAGTACTGGGACCTCCTGTCAGGCACGGCGTGCACGTTGATTGAGGGCCAGAAGTGGTTCCTCAACGAGGACGTGAACCCCTTCGCCCTGAACATCGACATCAAGGACCGCAGCCCGTTCGTCCCACTGGTGCTGCGCAAGACGAACACGCGCGTGCGCGGCATCTCCGACATGGAGCTGATGGCGCCGAGCCTGGACGAGCAGGCCGTCTACCGGACCAACACCGCGAACTACATCGAGCACTTCGTGCCGAAGGTCACCGGGCCGGAGGACGCCCTGACGGACGAGGGCAAGGTAGCCCTCGGCTCGCCCGAGTACGGGGCCTACGTGGCCACCGCACGCGAGTACCCGAATGACGTCATCAAGGAGCTGAACCCCCCTGTCCTTCCGAGCGAGGCCTGGCAGATGGAGGCCCGCGTCGAGGAGGACATCCGCAACGCGACCGGAGTCAATGAGCTGATGCGTGGGATGTTCCCCGACCGCAAGCAGACCGCCACCGAGACGTCCGAGGTCGTGGCCGGGTCCGCTGCCCGTCAGTCGGAGAAGCGCAACACCTTCGAGGACTTCTACCTTGGCATCGCCCGCCGCATCCTGCAGCTGATGCAGATGTACTACGACCAGCCGCGCGTGGTCCGCTACGTGGACCCGTCGTACGGCGAGGTGCCGTGGGAGTTCACGGGCGACGACATCGCCATGGGCTATGACATGTCGGTGCACCTGACGCCGAAGGAAGCCTACACGCGCCAGACCAAGCGCGACGACGCGCTGGCGCTGTTCAACATGCTGGTGCCCCTGGCCCAGCAGCCCGGCCCCGACGGTGCGACCGTCGTGGACGCCGCCAAGCTGGTCGAGTGGTTCGCCAACGAGTACGGCATGGACAAGGAGTCCCAGCTGGACATCCTCAACCTCCCCGAGGAGAAGGAAGCCCAGCAGATGGCGGCTCAGGAGCAGCAGGCCGGAATGGCCCAGGCCGCGCAGGGCGTACCGCCCGGCATCGGCGGGACCATGGCCGCAGCGACGGACACTGGCGCGGTTGACCCCGCCCAGCTGGCCGCGGCTGCCAGCGGCGGGCTCGCCGTAGGCGCCCCGGGTGCCGTCGAGCAGGTGTCTGAGTCCGCAGGCGTAGCCGGTCTGGGGGTCTGATGTACATCGTAGTCTACGATGACGACCAGAACTTCAACGCCGCGTTCAAGGATGGCAAGCTGGTGAGGCTGGAGTCTGAGGACTGCATGCCGAATGTGCAGCAGACGCTGTTCGCGAGCGCCGTCGCATGCTCGCTGCCGAAGCTGGCCATCGTGTCGCAGGGCGGCGTGGCGCCGAGCGCCGCCGCGACCGTGGACGGGGACTCGGACTTCGGCTCGCCTGAGAGCCCGTAGTGGGCCGCTTCACGTACCTGCAGCTCCGCCGCGGTACGGAGGCGGAGTGGACCGCAGAGGACCCGGTTCTCCAGGAAGGGGAGCCCGCGTTCAGTGTGGACGTCCAGGCCCTCAAGGTCGGCGACGGCACTAGTCTGTGGTCCGAGCTGAGCTACCTGACCGGAGGTACCGGGCCGCCCGGCGCCGACGGGGCGCCCGGCTCAGTCTGGTGGAGTGACACCGCCGACCCTGTGGCACAGGGCGTAGACCTCGACATGTGGCTGAACACCCTGTCGGGGGACGTCTTTCAGAAGTTCACCGGGGTGTGGACCATCCAAGGCAACATCCTCGGCCCGACCGGCGCAGCCGGTGCGGACGGGGCTGATGGGGCCGACGGGGCTGATGGAGCCCCGGGGGCGCCCGGCGCGGACGGAGCCGACGGGGCCACTGGCCCGGCCGGGGCCGACGGCGCGGATGGCATCGACGGTGTCGATGGGGCGGATGGGACTACCGGCCCTACTGGAGCCACGGGGCCAACCGGCGCGACCGGGCCCGCGGGGGCTGACGGCGCAGACGGCGTAGATGGGGACGACGGAGCCACGGGCCCACCTGGCTCCGACGCCACGGTCACCAAGGCCGCGGTGGACGGGGTCCACGCCAGCCACGACCAGCTCGTGGACGTCTCCATCGACGACCACCACGCGCGCGACCATGCCATCAACGGGTCCGTGCACACCGGGACGCTGGACGACTCGCAGATTCCGGCCGGGGTCACCCGCGATGCCGAGGCAGCCGCGGCCTACGCGGCCATCGCCCACGCGCACGGAGGTACCCCGGATGTTCAGGTCTTCACCAGGGCCAACGCAGATGTGCAGTGGGAGCGTCCGGCAGGCAAGACCATCAGCACGGTCTGGGTCATCGGCGCGGGCGGTGGCGGTGGCTCCGGCCGCCGTGGCGCCACGGGCATAGCCCGCTGGGGCGGGGGCGGCGGGTCGGGTGGTACCCGCGCCCGCTGCAACTACTACACGCAGGCATTGGGAGCTACCGAGGTCGTGACAGTCGGCCTGGGTGGAGGCGGCGGAGCCGCCAACACAGGCACCGACGCGAACGGCACCATCGGCACGGCCGGGGGCCTGTCGTCCTTCGGCTCTTGGATTTCCTGCCCCGGTGGGCTGGGCGGCGCGGGCGGTACCACGACGAACGGCACGCAAGGAGCAGCCCCAGCCGCCGCGACCATCGCCACCCACGCAGACCCCCTGAGTGTGGCTGCCGCGAACTCAGATGTCACCTCAACTGGCATCATCGGAGGAAATGGAGGAGGGGCTACGCCGACAGCAGGCGGTTCTCAGACGGGCATCTCCATCGCCGGACCTGGCGGAGGGGGTGGCGGCGGCGTCACCCAGCCGTCGAACGTCGAGGTAGCCGGGGCTGCTGGAGGGGCCTCCGTCGGCATCACAGGCGGCACAGCCGGGGGCGTTCACGCCAACGCGGGCAATGGCACCCCCGGGGTGACCGACGGCCCGCAGTCCGGCGCCGGAGGCGGCGGTGGTGGAGGTGGCCACAGCGTAGCGTCCGGCCAAGGCGGCAACGGTGGCCTGTACGGCGCCGGAGGCGGTGGCGGCGGTGGCGGCCACAACACCTTCACCGTCCCCAAGGGTGGCGATGGCGGCTCAGGAATCGTCGTCGTAATCAGTGTCTGACCAGGGCAAACGATTTTAGGGTTGCCATTTTGCGCTACCTGTAGAGGGCTTGTGCACTTGTGCACGCGCCCATGGGGCACCACCAATCTGACCGCCCGAGGCCCTGCGAGGGTACAGCCGGTAGGAGATGGGCATGAAGGAATCAGCAGCAGCTTCCTTGGCCGCGTCAGTGGCCGAGGGGTTCGAGGCGACTGAGGGTACAGAAGCATCCGAGGCCACAGTCGACGAGACCACAACCCCGAGCACCGACGGGGCGCAGGCGGATGTCGAGCTTCAAGACGCAGCCGGGACTCAGTCCGAGACCGAAGCCGTGGCAACGGCCGAAGGCACAGACGACCTCCCTGACTCGTACTTCGAGGTAGACCTCTCCGGCCTTCCAGCGGAAGAGAAGCGTCTCATCATGGACGCTCTCAAGGCGCGAGACGACAAAATCGGAAAGCTCCTGCGTGGGGCACCCGAGGGTGACCAGGAAACCGACGGCGCAGCAGGCGCCGCAGGTGAACAAGAGGCACCCCCGACTCCGGTTTCGGACGAGGACATCTTGAAGCAACTGGGTCTCGACCCAGAGAACCCGTTCGATGAGACCGCCACCAAGGTGGCCATCCCGCTCGTGCGCGCCCTGCAAGGGCTCAGCGAGCAGGTCAACGGCCTCATCGAGGACCGCGAGTTGGAGCAGATGGACCGATACTGGACCTCTGAGCTTGACCGACTCGAAACGGCCAACGGGCAGCTGCCCATCAACCGCATCGCGGTGATTGAGTATGCAGCCCAGAACGGGCTCCAGAACCCCGAGGCGGCGTACTGGCAGATTGCCGGTCCGGCGAAGCGGCAGGTCGAGAAGCTGACGGACGACGCGCGCAAGCGCCTCGCCGCGGCACCCAAGGTTGAGGTCAAGAAGCCCACGTCGGTCCGCCCAGCCGCTGGCGGCAGCACCGAGGAAGCGTCTTCGGACGCCAAGACGGTGCGAGGCGCAGTCAGCGACGTCGGACGTTCAGTCCTCCGGGACCTCGGAATCGGCGACTAACCACGGCAGGGGCCTGAGCTAGGAAAGGCCCAAGCCACAATGGCCACAGGCGCAAACCAGCTCGACGAAATCTTCGCGACCACGTTCCCGAAGGTCAAGTCGACGCTCTCAGACAACATCAGCACGGAGGTTCCGCTCCTCGCGGCCCTGTCGCTCTATGACAAGGTCACCGAAGACGGCGGGCGTACCATCGACCGTCAGGTCATGTACGCGCTGAACACGACCCCCGGCTCGTACGATGGGTACGACCCCATCGACGTGTCGCCGCAGGACGGGTTCGGCTACGCGACGTACTCCTGGAAGCAGCACGCGGGCTCCGTCACCATCGACGGTCGCACCGAGCTGCTCAACGGCGGAAGCGCGCAAATCATCCCGTTGCTGCAGTCGAAGTTCGACCAGCTCCGCATCTCCACAGAGATGGACTTCAACACCATGCTGTGGGGCGACGGTACCGGTAACTCCTCGAAGGACTTCCTGGGCATCCAGGCAATCATCAAGGCGACCGGCATCCTGGGCGGAATCGACCCCTCCACGGAGACGTGGTGGAAGTCCCGTCTGGACTCGACCAACCTCGGCATGACCACGACCGCTGTGGTCTCCTCGCTGAACAGCATGCTGAACAGCTTGAAGCTCGTGAAGAGCAAGCCGAAGTTCGAGTTCACCACGCAGGAGAACTACGAGGCCTACGAGGCCCTCGCCGTTCCTCTCGTGCGCTTCACCGACCTCCGCATGGCTGAGCTTGGCTTCGACGCCATCGCTCACAAGGGCGCCGAGGTCATGTACGACACCGAGTGCCCCGATGGGTACTGGTTCTTCATCAACCCCGAGCACCTGGAGTTCGTCCAGCACAGCTCGCGTTGGTTGAAGCTCCTGGAGTTCGTCCGTCCGGCCGACCAGGACGCGAAGACTGCGCTCGTCGTGAGCGCGGGTAACCTCATC